CTTCATTTGGACCTTTGTTTAACATTGATTGAACACAAGGTATTAATGTTGTTGGTTCTGATACTTTATTAAATACTTTTATATCAGGTACTTCTTGTACCACTTTGCTTTCTAATTCTCCATTTCCTTCTAGCTCGTGATATTTAAAATCTATCCTTTGAGTTTTTGCTAATTTAAATATTTCTTTAGGATTAAGGTTCATTACTTCATCCTTAGTTAAAGGAATTTTGTATAAACCTGTCTTCTGATTAGGTGTATGTTGTATTCTGTATATACCCGTTCTCATATAAATACTTAAATCAACTTCAGGAAATAAGCTTCTCATTGTTTGTTTGACTATGTAAGGTAAATCGGGACTTTCTTTGAAATTAAAGAGGTTTCCTGATAACATTAAGTGATATCCAGAACCAGAAAAGAAAGGTTGGTAGGAGCAACCACCAATATCTCCCTCTTCTAGTTCCATGATAATACTTCTTAAGATATCAAGTGTCTTTTCGTCTGAATTATCTTTTTTATCAATATCAATAGGTATTTTGTCTATTGACCTAACGCCAAAGTAATTCTTTAAAGAACCTGTTTTATCAACATATTCTTTTGCCAGCTCCTCATAGAGATATACTGAGCGATATATAGGTTCATCAGGTCCTATATATTTCACAATATTTTCATGTGGTATCAATATACCTCTATTTGCTGGAGTTCCTCTTGCTATCTCTACATACATTATAAGTTAGATAATCCGCTTCCTTCCAATGAGTTGCCACTTGATTGTGTTGGCTCATCAGATGCTTCTTTGATTATTCCCTTACCTTTTAACCATTTTACATCATCCGCTAATTTGCTTTTATTCGCTTCTTCATTTTTATAGATTTTATGATAAACTCTTGTCCAAGCTTTATCACCTATCTTCTTTGGCTTTTCTTTGTATACGTATGCGATATAATCCATTGCATCGTCATCTAGTAGTGGATTTACCCATTCTTGGTTTAGATAGTCTTCTATGTTTTCTATTTTAGTACCATCTTCTTTTTCCCACTCACCTTTGACGTTTAAACCTACTTTACAGCCCATTGCATCAAAGAATACATACATTCTTTTAAGAACGCTTCCACCAGTAATATTTCCATCTGCATCCTTATCAAAAGAACCTGCTAGTTTAATATTTCTAGTATATTCACTTCCTTTTTGCTTTACTGTTACATCAAGAAATAAGTCAGCCCAGTCAAATTCATGACTTCTGTCTTTAAAACTTAAGA